GGAGACGGCTCTATTCATAACGACGCCGAGATCATTGTGTACTATGAGCAACACGGGGCAGCAGAGCCAGTCCTACGTATACCCTTTTGGTACTGCAAGGACGAACTAGGATTGTTTGAGAACTTTGAAGCATCAGTACACAGGGCAGCAAAAGCTCTTAAAGAGTCTTATACATACTGGCCTGAAGGGTACGTCCACATACAAACAGTTATTAATGATGAATATGTCAATATGATATAGGAAAACACAATGGAAAATCTTGACAACAAGCAGCTAACAGTGGATGATCTAGTTTGGATGCACATTTTTAATAATCCTTACCCTGATTATACAGCAATTGCTAAAGGTTTGGAGGGTTTAAATTTGACTCCGACTGAGGTATTCTATATACTTCATTCAATACGTGAGGGAGACTATACATGTCCATAGATGATGCAGACCCAACAGAATGGGATACAATTAGACAACTCAATAGTTTGTCTATCAGAAAAGAAGCTGATCCAGTGACCAAGCCTGATCACTACAACAAGGGGTCTATCGAAGCCATTGAAGCTATTAAGGCTTCTATGCCTGAGCATGAGTTTTTAGGCTACCTGAAAGGCAATGCGTTGAAGTATCTGTGGCGCTACGACTACAAGGGTAAACCGATTGAAGATCTTAGAAAATGTAAATGGTATGTTGATAGACTTATTAGAGAGGTGAATCAATGAGGGGGTGACATGTGTGATGATACACTAACTGACGACGAATTGCTAGATGATGTTCTAGCGAGAGCTTTTGTGATGATGCTTGGAGTTCACATGCCATCAAAAGAAAGTGTCAAATTTATGAAAGAATGGGTTATACTAGATTCTCAGTATAATGGTATTGAACTTACTGAAGAATATATTTTAAGACAAATACCTAATTTTATTACATATTTATATAGGAGATAATTTAATGGCAGTGATTGAAGGAAGAGCATATTGGTCTTTTGTTACTACACCTAACACTAAGTACACACCTGCGTACTCAGTTAATCTTGTTGTTGATGAGCCAACGGCTGATTCGTTTCGTGACCGTGGTTTCACAGTCAAAGACATGGAAGAAGGCCCTGCGTTGATCATCAAACGTAAGGTCGATGGGAAAGACGGTATGATTCGTCAAGCTCCTAAGCTCTTTGACAGGAGTAAACGTGAGATCGACGTGACTGTTGGTAATGGTTCACACGTTAAGGTTCAGTACAAGGAGTGGGACACTAAGTGGAATGGGCAAGTCTTCAAGGGTTTAGACTTCCAAGCAATGCAAGTCCTTGATCTTGTGGAATATAACGCACCAGATGGTTCTGAGTTTGACATCGAAGACGGAGACGGAGACGAAATATAATGGCAAACATAACATACACACACAACGATACGGTCTACGATGTATCTTTACTAGCCCCTGAAGGACAGAAAGCCTTCCAGCTTTTGGTAGCAGCAGAGCAGGATGTCCGTGGCCTTGAAGATCGAGTGGTCATCGCACAAGCAGCGTGTGTTTCATTACACGCAAAGGTTCAAGAGTTCTTGAGCGAAGATGCAATTGCAGTTGAGGAAGCCGAAGTCGTAGAGGACTAACATGGCATTTATCAAAACTCATATCCCCTGCCCTGAGTGTGGGGGATCAGATCCCGCAGCGATGAACGAAGATGGCTCTATCAAATGTTTTAGCTGCGGAGCTTTTATACCAAATAAAAACAACATCATCGCTCCAATATCATCGAGGCAGTCTATGGACGACGGTGAATACTATGCCCTGACAGACAGAGGAATTAGTCTGGCAACGGCTAAAAAATATGGAGTAAAATCCATAAAGAATTCAAAAGGTAAAATCGTTGAACATGCTTACCCCTATTATTCTGGTTGTGACAAGGTAGGTATAAAGATACGAAAGCCCGATAAGAACTTTACATGGCAGGGTGATTCAAAGACAGCTGGCTTGTTTGGTCAGCAGCTGTTTCAAAGTGGTGGTAAGTATATAACTATCGTTGAAGGTGAAGTAGATGCAATGTCATCTTTCGAATTGATGGGATCACAGTGGCCCGTAGTATCTATTCGTAATGGCGCACAGTCAGCAGACCGTGACATCAAAGAAAACTTAGAATTTTTAGAATCCTTTGACAACATTATCATTAACTTTGATAACGACAAGGTGGGGGAAGAGGCTGCTCGAAAGGTAGCCAAGCTGTTGCGTCCCGGCAAAGCAAAGATCATGTCACTTCCCGTTGATTACAAAGACGCTAATGACATGTTACTTGGTTCGCAACACAAAGCCTACGTTCAGTGCTGGTGGAACTCTAAGTTATATACACCCTCTGGAGTTTTAAACGTATCTGAGAACGTAGAGAACTACCTCACTCGTACTCGCAAAGACTCAGTGCCTTTCCCTTGGGAGGGGCTGAACGAAAAACTAGAGGGTCTACGTGCGGGTGAGTTAGTTACATTAACGGGCGGCACAGGGCTTGGAAAATCAAGTGTCACCCGTGAGCTAGAACACTGGCTCATCAAGAAGACCAAAGATAACGTGGGCGTTATGGCCCTCGAAGAAAACTGGCAGCGTACAATCGACGGCATACTTTCTATTGAAGCTGATGCTCGACTACACCTTGACAGTATTCGTAATCTTTTTGATCAAGACGATCTCCGACAGATACACCATCAGATGTTTGGAGGAGAAAACAAGGATCGTGTGTGGGTGTACGGACACCTTGGTATGAATGATCTTGAAAGTGTTTTCAGTAAGCTTCGTTACATGATCATAGGCTGCGACTGTAAGTGGATAGTCCTTGATCACCTTCACATGCTTGTACTTCTTTCTGATGACCCTGATGAGCGTAAGGCTATTGACATGATCATGCACAGGCTTCGAACTCTTGTTGAAGAGACGGGCTGTGGAATGATTCTTGTTTCACACTTGCGCCGCACACAGGGCGATCGAGGCCACGAGAATGGTATCGAGACAGCACTGAATCACTTGCGTGGCTCTCAATCTATAGCACAATTGAGCGATTGCGTAATAAGCTTAGAGCGTAATCAGCAGGCAGACGATCCTATAGTTGCTTCGACTACTAAAGTCCGTGTCTTAAAGTCTAGATACACGGGAGATGTTGGTCTAGCCACCCATCTTCATTATGACTCAGATAGTGGACGCCTCTCCGAAGTATCTGTCGATGATCTTCAAGGCTTAGATGGAGATGAAATATGACAAGTTATGTTTTTGATATCGAAGCTGATGGTCTAGATCCCACCAAAGTCTTTTGCATTGTTGCAATGGATACAGCAACTAAAAAGTTTTATGAGTTTGGACCAGATCAACTAGATCAAGGAGTCAAGCTACTCGAACAGTCTGAAGAACTTATCGGTCACAACATACTTGGATACGACATACCTGTAGTTAAAAGACTCCTTGGCTCTGATCTGGATGACGGCAGTCGGTTCATTGTGGACACTCTTGTACTGTCTCGATTGTTTAATCCAACGCGAGAGGGAGGTCACGGCCTCGAAGGATGGGGCTACAGGCTTCGTCACAAGAAGATCGAGTTCGAAGATTTTGAAAGCTTTTCACCGGAGATGATGGCATATTGCAGACAAGATGTGTCACTAAACCACAAGGTCTATCAGCATCTTGCGCGTGTCGAAGCAGCAGGATTTAGTAAAGACGCCGTTACTTTAGAACACTCAGTTTACCGCATCATGCAAGCACAGCGAGATCGTGGATTCTTGTTAGATGAAAAACACGCTATGAGTTTGCAGGCAGAACTAAATGAAAACCTATCTCAAGCTGAGAAGCTTGTTCACAAAACTTTCAGGCCACGAGAAACACAGATGACCCTTGTCCCTCTCATGACAAAGGCTGGTAAGGTTTCTAAGATGGCGCAGATAAAAGGCGAAACCAAGAAGGTCAGGCTGTCAGATGAGGAGTACGAAAAGGCGAGCGCGAATCCGAACGAGCATCTTGTTCGTTGTGATTCTGAACCTTTTAACCTTGGTTCTAGGAAACAAATTGGAGAATATCTCGTGGAGTTTGGCTGGAAGCCTACAAAATTTACGCCTACGGGACAGCCAATTGTTGACGAAAAAGTCCTGTCAAAGATAGATGACATCCCTGAAGCTGCAGTTATTGCTAAGTATCTCATGCTTCAAAAGCGTATTGCTCAGATAACTTCATGGTTCAAAGAGGTTGGAGATGACGGACGAGTACGTGGATTTGTTAACACTAACGGCGCAGTGACAGGACGTATGACACACAGTCATCCGAACATGGCGCAGATTCCTAGCACTGGCAGTCCTTATGGTAAAGAATGCCGACAGTGTTGGACGGTGATGGATGGGTATAAACTTGTGGGCATAGACGCCAGCGGCTTGGAGCTAAGAATGCTGGCACACTATATGAACGATGAGGGATTTACTTATGAGCTTCTCAACGGAGACATACACACAGCAAATCAAATGGCTGCGGGACTTGAATCAAGAAATCAGGCAAAAACTTTCATCTATGCACTCTTGTACGGAGCAGGAGATGCAAAGCTTGGAACGGTGGTCGGAGGAAACGCAGACGATGGTGGACGACTTAGACAATCTTTCTTCGATAATCTCCCTGCATTTAAAGTTCTTAAAGACAGAGTTGCAAGAGCGGCAAAGCGCGGCTACCTCAAGGGGCTAGACGGACGCAAGTTGTTTGTACGTTCTGAACACGCTGCACTCAACACATTACTTCAAGGAGCAGGCGCAATAGTCATGAAGAAAGCGCTTGTGTTATTGAATGATAAGATGTCTGGTATGGATGCACACTTCGTGGCTAATGTGCATGACGAATGGCAGATCGAAGCACTCGAAGATATATCTCAGCGTGTAGGAGAGATGGGTGTTGAGGCTATTGAACAAGCAGGACTAGAGTTTAATTTACGTTGTTCATTGACAGGAGAATACAATGTCGGAAATAACTGGGCTGACACGCACTAAGCTTAATCATATAGAGTTCGAAAAGGCCAAAGAGCTTGCTGAGAATTTGGGACACATAAAAAATTCTATTACTAAAGGGCAAGGAAATGTTGCTGGGTTTAGTGGCGAACTAATGGTAGCTAAGTTTTTAGGCGTTGATCTATCACATACCAAGAACTATGACATGATTTATAATGGTTTGAGGGTAGATGTAAAAACTAAACGAACTAACTATCCTCCTAAGCCTAGCTATGAATGTTCAATAGCAAAGACAAGTCTCCATCAAGACTGTGACCTTTATGTTTTTGTAAGAGTGCTACCCTCACTTAACGAAGGCTGGATTCTTGGTTATAAACCACAGAGCGAATACTTTAAAGAGGCAAAGTTTTGGAAGAAAGGAGAGATAGATCCTTCCAATAACTGGAAAGTTTCCGTAGACTGTTACAATCTAGCTATATCAAAACTAGATCCTCTTGGAAAATTAAGGAGCCTATAGTGCCAAAAGAAATAACAGACCCATCACGCCTTGGAGACATGGCAGAACATTACGTTACTACTTGGTTGTGGGATGAAGGCTATGAAGTCTTTCGGAACACGGGCTGCACTGGTGCGATAGATATTATTGCTGTAAAGAATGGAGCGCCTATCTTCATAGATGTAAAATCTAAAAACTCTTATAACTCTTGGGGTCACAAGCGAACCGAAGAGCAGAAGAAACTTAGAGTCCAAGTAGTTGAATTTAACGCAAGGAACCGTAAGTGTAGGTTCGTGGATCATACAGAATGGAAAATTTAAGCACAGTAGTTCAAGACATTTATGCAAAGCTTGAGGGCCTATCTGAAGGTAAAGCTCTTGAGATAACTGAAGAAGAACTAGATCAAACGCTGGAACGTATTAAAGAAAGTATCCTCGCTTGGTCTAAGCCTAGAGAGTCTTCAAAAGAATTTACTCTCAGGATGTCAAACGTAGGACGGCCTCTTCGCCAGTTGTGGTATGACAACAAGAACGCTGGTAATCCTGCAGCAATAAGCGCTCCAACACAGATTAAGTTTCTTTATGGACATCTCCTTGAAGAAATTGTTTTGATGCTGGTGCGACTATCTGGTCACGAGGTCTCATCAGAGCAGAAAGAAATTAATGTAGCGGGTATCAAAGGTCACATGGACTGTAAGATTGACGGTCAGGTAGTTGATGTTAAGTCCGCTTCGCGTTATTCGTTTAAGAAATTTGTTAATGGCTCTTTATCTGAGGACGATCCCTTCGGCTATCTGCCCCAGCTTGCTGGCTACGAAGCTGCAGAAAACACAGACAATGGTGGCTTTCTTGTCATTAACAAGGAGAGCGGCGAGTTGTGTTTGTTTCAGCCTGAAGACTTAGAAAAGCCTAACATTGAACAGAAGATAGAAAATGTTCGTAAAGCTTTAAGTCTTGACACACCTCCAGATCGATGTTATAATACTATTTCTGACGGTAAAAAAGGCAACATGAAATTACCTTCAGGATGCTCATACTGTCCCTATAAATTTGAATGCTACGCAGACGCTAACGATGGTTTAGGCCTTCGGTCTTTTGCCTATGCTAGTGGCCCTGTGTACTTTACGAAGGTTGTATCAGAACCTCGCGTAGAAGAAATATTATGAATCAAAGGAAGATAAAAAGAATAAACAAACAGGTAGCAATTATACTTGTTGATTGGCTTAGAACATTAGTATCGGAAGAAGAAGCTAAACAAATTACTACTAATAACTACAAAGAACTTCTTCCCGATCAAACTCATGTCTACGCCAACAACAAGTTTTTTCTAAGCACCTTCTCACCTCGATGGGTTAGGAAGAAACTGAAGCAATTAGTGGTCATATATCCTGAAAGACCTATCGAGTCCTTTACACTAAGTGACATACAATCAGTGATGAATTCATGGAAGATGAAGACTTTGGAGAGA